AGTATATAAGCATGTAAGTTCCTCACCAGCACCAATGTCTCTTGTGGCTGTAATAAAGTATCTGCTGTCTCGACGAACCTTCTCAATGTTTGGTTCAGTCGAATGGTTATAAAAGGCACCGAGTGGCGTTCGGCAAAGTTGTTCACCCCAGTAGAAATGAGACATTCCGATCTCAGTGCCATTTTTTATTTCTTCAATAGCAAATAATCCTAGACCCTCAATATCTGAGTTACGAATAGTTACGCAGCTAGGAAGAGGTCTATACATTAGAAATACTTCTCAAGCATTGATAGTTGATCATCGTATACTGCGATTTCAGCAAGTTCTTTTTCTATTGAGTCGACCACGTCTGGATGTTCAGCAATTCCTTGTGCTCGCTCAAGATAGATCTCAACGTTAGCCACATGCTTTTGAATGTGACCATGCGCGTGAGCCTTCAGGGCTTTAATTAAATGTTCTCTCATTTTTACCTCTTAATCCAAAGTTCTATTGATTTTAATACGAGCGGTCTGACCGACATCGTATTGGCGTTTGCTATAGAACGTCAAGTTTTCTTCACCTACCCTTACGGTAACAGTGTTTGATACAAATACGTCCTTGATTGATGTTTCGTACTGAACACTACACTGCTCAACATTTTGGTAACCGATAATCTTTTGATTGCCTTTACCGCCAATGATAGCTCCGGTTAGTGCTCCTACTCCAGTGGCAACTTCCTTGCCAGATCCTTTCCCAACTTGGTTACCAAGGATACCTCCGATGATACCACCAAGGATGGCACCGTCTTGGTTCATGTTTCCTTGACCATAGATTGGTACTTGGTTTACCTCACAAGCACGATACGGCGTTTGGACTCGCTGCTGTGTATAGGTAGGGTCTACGTCTACGACCGTACCTGTGAGGTAAACTGTATCAGCATGTGCAGGTGCACAGCCAATAACGAATGCGGCGACTAGCCCCGCTTTAACTAGTGATGTATTCATAAATATGTTTCCACTTCCAGTATCTTGGGATCTCTCCCTCATAGTTAGCGTTATGATCGTGAGCAACTAGGATTGAGTCAAGACCATGAAGAAGACCTTCCTCAGCGTTTTCGACTTTATCCTCTACCCAGTAACACTCGGTATCAGCATACTTACGTAATGCATCTTCCTTGTCTGCTCCGCAATCCAAACAGATTACTTCGTCAAAGACAGTTTCACCAAAGAGCATTTCTAGGTTACGCTTACGAAGCTTACCTGCATACTTGTCTAGGCTTAGACTCGTAATGCAGTGGAACACAAACCCGTGTTCCTTATGCAGCTTCTTGATGTAGTATACCGCATCTCTTAGAGGAGGTAAGAAACCAATCGCAGCAGATTCGTTAAAGTCACGAACCAGTGATTTGGTAACATGTCTTGGTATACCATACCTTTTTGCTACATCGTAATGATGTTCATCGGTAAGCTCGTAACCACGAGCCTCCATCCAACAGTCGAAGGAGTAGGCCCAATCGACCAAGACTCCATCACAATCAACTAAAATTAATTTATCTTTTTTATACATGTTCATAATATCCCCGTCCAACGAACGCGTTCCATGCAATTATCCTCGAAGATGTTTCCACGAGTGAAGTTAGTTGCAGGACCGTTCCAACCAGCAGACATAAGTAAGTCTCCGGTCTTAAAACCTTTCTTTGAGTTGTCTTTACGACAGATGAAACCAGCGCAAGATCGGCTCTGGTTGTAACCGCAGATTTGTACGATACGATCGTAGTTGCGACCTGACTCAATTACGTAAGTTGGTAACGGCATATCTTTACCGCTTGACCACCGAGAGTAGTCCTTGACCATGTAATCTAGCACATTTTGTACTGCATTTTCGTAGTTCATAATATATTCTCCTTCCATTTGATAGTACTATTATACACTATATCGAAGGAGATGTAAATAGCAAATATGAAAAAAGTTCATTTTTTTTCATATTTTTTCACATTTTTTTCACTGCTTTGCCTATGGTATTACCTGCAAAACAGCCAACACACGCTGCGACAAACACTGGAAGTGCGTTTTTAATGTCCCATTTCTTGACGGTTTCGTCGAAAAAAACTACTGTAAGTAACATGATAAAAAATGCTGTAAACATAGCCATCAGCGAAAATGCTATGGATCTACCTGTCTTGGCTATGATATTCTTTAGGTTCATTTTAATACCCCATTGTGCAGTTTTTCGTATAGCTTGTTTGCACGTTCAAGCTTATCGACTTTATCCTCTAACTCTTTGATGTAGTCAATCACAACGCCCTTTTCACAAAGAGTCTCACAACAAATTCCAATCTGTTGATGAGCCCTAACGGCCAAAGATTTTTCTCTTCTTGTACTCATCAATGGTCTCCAATAATTTAGCGTCCCAGTTGTCCCTATGTTCGATAAAGACCTGAGAGTCCTCGTTGTCAACGGATATGATTGTCACTAGTTGAGTGATTGGCATACCAGTTCTTTCTTCCCACATAATGGCATATGCGGACTCCTGAATGAAGTAGTTCTCAATCCAAGATTTCTTTTTGGTTTTGCGCGAAGTCTTAAAGTCAATGATTGAAGGTTTACCATCAAACTCAGCTACACAATCCACCCTGCCAGCGATCTTAAGGTAATCAGAGTAGAGTGGACACTCCTGAGCATAGATCGTCCCGACCCTTTCGTCTAGGATCTGTTTAACGTCCATGAAGTCGGATATAATGTTTGGCATATATCCTTCCTTGAACTGTGGATCATTATCAAGATACTTCTCAATGATCTCATGTACAGCAGTACCTCGAGTTGCCGCTCGGTGCGATATCTTATTCGCTTCCTCTGCGCCAACTCTGGCTCTCCACTTCTGAATTGCTTCCTCTGATAGGATTGACAATACCGTCGTTACTGACGGATACTGCTTACCCGTTGGCGTTTGATACTTACGCCCGCTGGAGGTTGTTTTCGCTTCTAGGTCTTCGTACCCTAGGTCTATTTGTTCGTGTATAAACATATTCTTCATCATCTATAAATTTCTTTGCTACGAAAGCGTTTTTGGACATTCTTTTGTGTTTGTTTGCATTCTTATTACGAGGATCAAATCTCTTGAACTTCGCCATGACACTTACTCTCTTATTTTCAGCATTTCCTTGGTCATAATGTAGTCCCGAACAAAGTCAGAACGTACAATGTCTTCCCAGCCAAATTCAAATACGGAAAACTTCCGTAGTTGTTCGACAATAGTTAAAAACTTCAATATGCCATTTTTATCACCTTCTTTGTTAAAATCAGATTGATAGTAGTCACCACACATGATAAACTTACAGTTACGACCAACACGAGTTATCACTGAGTCCAACTCATGAAAGGTCAAGTTCTGCATTTCATCAACGATGATGATTGCGTCGTTAATCGTAAGTCCACGAATAAACGAGGTGGAGATAAACCCTACGGTTCCCGCCGTTTTGAGTTTTGTCCACGCGTCAGGTTCGTTAAATAGTTCCGTGCATATTGCGCGGTATGGACCAGTGTATGCATCCTTCTTTTCTTCCTCATCTCCAGGAAGGAATCCGATGTCTCTCGTTGGAACGATCGATCTAACGATGACGACCTTGTCCTGTGAGCAATCTCTGTCGAGTGCATCTTCAAGAGCCAAGGACATAGCCAAGAATGTTTTGCCAGTTCCTGCAGATCCTGCAAGGACGAGATTGTTTCCTGCTTCATACTCATCGATTACATCTTTCTGTATTTTAGTTAAAGGCTCAAACTCAACCATATCGTCAAGTCTAACTTTAAGAGAACCGGCACTCTTTTTCACTGTTCAGTAATCCTTAATGTTATTTACTTTATATGTATCCTTGATCTTTGACATGGTTTCTCTGAAACCGTCATCGACCTTGAGATTAGTTCCACGTTCTGAAACTATCCTAGGAGCTGTTATAACTGTTTTGAAATGTGGGTTCTTCTTAAGAATCTCTTGAAGGCTATCCCATGACGTTAGTATCTCAAACTCTGAGTCGTCATCAGTGTTTCTCACCGTGTACGTAGGCATCTATGTCTTTCCTCAATTGATCTGCTCGTTTTCGCAAGTCAGAGACAATGGCGTCTTGACTCCATCCTTTATATGGATAAGCAGTATTATTATCTATACGTAACTTTTCATCTTCTTCACGACTGCGACGTTTCATGTAGTCGTAATAGCTTTCACGATTGACTGCATCACAGTCTGGATAACCTGTCTTTACAGGCGACGTTAAATCGTCTTGCGAAACTTTCCGCATCGTCTTTCTCCTCAAACAAATAGGTATCCTCATAGACGTTAGTATACTGTTGTACATCCCACTGCTGCTTAAGCATTTGAGATTTACACCAGTCCTTTGCTTCACTACGATAGTCGCTATGGAGCTTTATGATATGAGCATTCCAAGACCATCGCTTTTTATACTCAAAGATGTCAATAGGTAACATCACGCCGCAAACCACTCCGGTACATCACGTTTAGTCCAAGCCATTTTGAACCTAGACTGCTTTGTCTTGTAGTACATACGGTAGGACTTGACTGGATCCTCAGGGAACATACACTCAGGATTGGATTTCATTGCCAACTTGAAAGGAGTACGCTCAATGTTAGGAATATGGAACGGAGGTGCCATCAGTACTTTACGCAACTTAGTGTCAGTCATATGTACTTTACCATAACGATGCGTGAACTCGTCGCAAAGGGCGATGAAATGTTTGTAGTGCCATATATAGTTGTATAGACTTTCACGAGTCCAGACGGTACAAGGATGGTTAAAATGAACTGCCTTGTACAGTTGCTGCTCACGAAGGTCAGTTAACTTATATCGTTTGACCCTACGATTGTTCTTGCTTAGCTCATAGTACATAGTACCATCAAGCATGCGATGAGTTGTTGACAGCATTTGAGCTGACTCAATAACCATCTTATTGATATGCTTGTCACACTGCTCTCGTGCAGCTATGACAGGATCCTCATTTAGTATGAATAAGTTCATTCATCACTCCTACATCATATAATACAATATCTGGGTTATTCCACCTAGCAGCTTCTTTAGCCGCCTCTTCTTTGGATCCAAAGATCCTAACGTCATCGGTTGATTTCCAATTACCACCACGGCCCTTGACGAATTGCCAATCGCCTTCATCGATTTCGATCATTACGGCGTATGTTGGAAAAAGCTCTAGTTGTCGCATATATTACCCTCCTCTGTAGCATTCATAATTACTATTATACCACAAAAGAAGGGTAATGTAAATAGTTATTTTAAGTAATTTATGCTGCAAGTAACTCCTGTTCTATATCGTTGATTCGGCTGTTCAAGTAATCGTACTTAACTCTTAATTTATGCAGAATATGATAATTACCACGTTTCTCCATTCTGTACATATAATGTTTAAGCTCCTTTGAGTCTCGCTTCAATCTTTCTATTTGAGATCCATACATTTCGTCATCTCTCCGTTTGTTAGTGATTGGTCGTTGCCGAGATATAGTTAGGTTCCTCCGTTGTGTGATAGCTCCAAAAAGTGAAAAAGCCCTAGGACCGTAGAACGATCTTAGAGCTTTCAGTTGAATGATAATGTTTTCTTACCATAATGGTATTTATATTTTTACATCATTTAACGATTAGGCCCGGAAAAGCTTCTGACACTAGCTTTTTGGTAACTCCCTTATAGGCACCAGCTAGGTCCTTTTCCTTCATCTTAATAACAAGCTGCGCATCGTTAGGGTGGATTGCCTCAAGCAACTTGACGAACATCATCTCTACCTTTACGGGTTGGAGCGACTCGCCTGGGCCGCCTTTAACGAAATAGCGAAACCGTTTCGTTTGCTTATTAAGATTCGAGGGAACACTTTTTTCATCAGCAGGTGTGTATGGTGGCTCACCTTTAGGAAGAATGAATTCAACCTCGTCATCATATGCACCCTTCAAAACATCCCTAAGAGCAAGGGTATTGTACTCACGAAGTACTTCAACCTTGTCAACACGGGTAGGTGCTTCACCCGCTTTAGTTAGGATTTCATGGACTGTTAGTCCAGTCAACTTATTCACTGCCATTTTAGTAAAACTCCTCAACACATTCTATTAGCATTTTGCAACGTTTCTTAATAAGATAATTTAGGACATTCCTTTTGAGACCAATAGGATCCTCCTCAAACTTATTTATAATTGCTTCTTTTATATGACTAGGTGTGCAGGACAGATCGATTAGGTTCTTGTTGCGAACGTAATTACGATAAGTGTTCTCGTCCATAACGGACTGCAGATCCTCTGCATGTTCTAGCCAATGTTCAATCTTTTTCTTAGTCACTGGTGACTGTCGTATACCATCAACAAAAGTATTATCAGGACTGAGACAATTAGGGACTCCATCACCTGAGTCTCCTTTCAGTATATGTTCGAATAGATAATGTCTTGGGTTCTTATCAGTCACTGCTTTCTTTTGCATTGGACTGAACTGCTTAACGTTACTAAACTTTTGCAGCTGAATGAAATCCTTGTCGGATGAAACGATCATCATTGGTTCGTGTTTACCAAACTCTTGAGTCTCATAAGCAAGAGCACCAATGATATCGTCAGCCTCACAGCCGTCAATATGAATAACTTTATAAGGGAAGTTTTGAGCGATCTCATCCCTGACCTGATTGATGATACGAAAGATCTCATCCCAGTCTGCTGCCGAGTCGTCACGGTTTTCTCTCCGCTTAAATTTATAGTTAGGGAAGTAATCCCTACGCCATGTCCGCGCATCACACGCGATAACTACTTGGCCGTACTCACTACGAAACTTTTTGTTATACATTCGAATTGAGTTGAGAATCATGTGACGTATAAGGTCCTCATTGATCTCTAGTTTTTGTACCACAACGCCAGCTATGGCGATTCCATTATAATCAATTACTATCATTATCTTCTTGGTTATCCTCTACGAGTTTTTTTAAGGTCTGATGTAGTTCCGCCAATACCTCATGTAGGAAATGCGGATTTCCAGCCTGTCGGGTGATGGCTGCTACCATCATATTGCAGATGACGTTCAGATCATCCTTCATATCATCTATGTCGTAGCCTTCATCATCTAAGAATTCGGCTATACCTTCAAATATGTCAAGGGCCAATTCGACTGATTCCTCAGACTTATGTACCACAGGGAAAGGTATTACGTTATCATTCATAGTACTATTATACACCATTTTCCTTAAGATGTAAACCATTAATATGATTTTTTCTTACTCTAACTTGAATCCACGTGTTGTAGTATTCGTCTGTTAGCAATGCATCTCTCACGAATTGCTCCTTTGCTTCCAGATAACCACACTCGCCTTTGGTTTTGCAGATGTGTAGTATCTCTCTGCGAAAGTTGTCTTTGCCGTATTTTTCTATGTCTGAATTGAGCTCTTCCGACGACCCATAGTAACTTCTCCAATCGGATTCGACCTGGGTGTGTTTTCGTCGTTTACGAGTTTTAGTGATGGGAAGGATCTTCTTGCGCCAAAAGAACTTTTTTCCAATGTACTTGCGGCCATTCTCGATATTAGTAATAAGATAAACAAACCCGTAAATATCCGAATGGTCAACGCCTTCTGGTAGTTCGTACTCCGCGCCTTCATATAACCAATTCATACTTAGTCCATATTTTATTCAATATAGACTATTTATATGCTACTCCTCGTCCCAGTCTCCATAGTCAGGATCATCCTCGAACTGTAGTTCCTCAAAATCCTCTTCACCACAATGAGGACAGAAATTTAGTTCTGCCTCATCATCCTCAAACTTAATACTAAACTTAACCCCACAAGCAAAACATTCCTTAGTGATGCTCATATCGTAACGCCCTCTAACTCCTTTGAGAGTAGATAGGACTGTAGTTCTTGAAGACCACCAATCAGGTGGTCGCCATCAAAGATAAGTGGCATCGATCTTGCCATAGGAAACTTCTCAACGAAGGCTGCAGTAGTCATATCGTGTGGAACCTTGACTTCAGTAAAATCAATGTTCTTAAGAGTGAGTGCGGCCTTTGCACCAACGCAGTGACCACACCCATCCATTGAATAGATAGTAATGTTCATAGTGATAATCCCTTAAAAGTATCCTCAGATACATCCTGTTTAACCCCGCCAAGAACATAAGAACTGATCTCAGTTTCTTGTGGTGCCACCTGAACGTTTCCTCCGCCAATCCATTTTTCAGTCCACGGTAATGGATTTGATTGACCAGGAGAGTACGGACAGGCGTAACCTAACACCTTCATGCGCTTACACGCGATCCATTCTATATAATCATATAAGAGTTTAGCGTTAAGGCCAATCATTGATCCGTCCTTGAACAGATAATCAGCCCATTGCTTTTCTTGTTCGACTGCATCAACGAACATTTGAATTACCGCGTCGGACGTTTCTTCTTTGATTTTTTCGAAGTCTGGGTCGTCTTTCGGGAGGGCTTTGAGGATTGTTTGACTGGCGGCGAGGTGGGTGTTTTCATCTCTTGCGATGAACTTGATGATTTTGGCGTTGCCTTCCATCTTCTTAAGCTCTGCAAAAGCCCACGAACAAGCGAACGAAACATAGAATCGTACTCCTTCTAAAACATTAATTGAGTTCAGAGCCATCCATAGTTTTTTCTTTAGTTCGTATAGATCCACTTCGACCTTTTTACCATTAACGGTATGCGTGCCTTCACCGAGTAGTTCCCACCACTTTGAGGCCTCTATCGATTCATCATAATATCGACTAATGTCCTTTGCGCAATCAACGATCTCTTGGATATCCAACATTTCGTCAAAGACACGACTTGGGTTTGGATATACGTTACGAATGATATGCGTGTAAGAACGACTATGAATAGTCTCCATGAATGCCCACGCCATAACCAACGGCTCAATCTCTGGAACTGACGCAACCGGCATGAGCGTTTCGGTTGGTCCTCGACCCTGAACGGAATCCAATAGGATCTGCCGTTTAAGGTTCGATGTAAAGATATGTTTTTCGTTATCAGTCAGGTTGGCAAAGTCGCCCTTGTCCTTTGATACGTCGACCTCTTCTGGTCGCCAAAAGAAACCTAACTGTTTATCGGTAATCTTATCCAATGTAGGATAACGCAATTGATCATAACGAGCCACATCCACGGGCTCGTCAAAGAACATCATTGACTCAAGGTGAGATTTTTTCTTCTTTTGAAATACTGACATGTGCTTTCCTTATATGACGCAGCTATCACAGTGCTCATCATCTATTGCGGCTGACTCAAGTTCCACTAATGCTTCTTCCTTGAACTCACCGGATCCATCGTAAGTGTTGTTATAATATAGTTGCTTACCACCATACTTGTAAAAAGTAACAATGTCTTTAATCATTTCAGACATAGGTACCTTACCTTCATCAAAGTGCTCAGGATTATAACTCGTGTTCACGGATATTCCCTGATCGATATACTTCTGTAGTACTGCACAAATCTTAAGGTAACCCTGTGGAGATTTTTGATCCCACAGCAGATCGTACTTATTTTTAAGATGGTGGTACCCAGGAACTACCTGAGCCATTACACCATCCTTTGACTGCTTATACGATACCAACGCACGAGGTGGTTCAATACCATTCGTGGAGTTGGATATCTGAGCAGATGTTTCTGCTGGCATCAACGCCATCAGAGTAGAGTTACGAATGCCTGATGTTTTCAGTTGCTTTCGTAGACCTTTCCAATCCATTCTCTGTTTAGGTTTGACGAGTTCATCAACATCCTTCTTATAGGTGTCAACAGGAAGAACTCCGTCACCATACTTTGATTCGTTGATCAATGGAATGGATCCTTGCTCTGCTGCTAAATCAGCAGATGCCTTGATTAGGTAATATGACCATGCCTCAGCGTATTCATCAATAGTGGCCAATGCTTCTTCGTTATATCCCAATCCTCTTTTCGCCAAAAAGTAAGCAAGGTTAATAATACCAATCCCAAGAGGACGACGGTTCCGTGTGGAAACTTCGGCTGCTTTAACAGGATAAGCTTGGTAATCGAGAAGAGCATCCAGCGATCTAACGGCGAGATTACAGTATTTTTCAAAGTCTTTAGGTTCATTAATGAGTCCCCAGTTAATTGCTGATAACGTACACAGCGAGATCTCACCCTCGTCGTCGTTTGCTGAGTTTAATGGTTTAGTTGGAAGATCAATCTCACAACATAGATTTGACTGCCTGATTGGAGCAAGGTCTGATTTGAACGCGCCGTGATCGTTTGCATGGTCGACATTCATTAGGTAGATTCTACCAGTGTCCTTTCTCTCCTTGATGAACTGACTAAAGACATCAATCGCTGGCATAGAGTTTTTACGAATGGATGTCTTGCGCTCATACTTTTCGTATAACTCACGAAACTTGTCTTGGTCCGCATAGAATGCTTCGTATAGTCCAGGGACATCATCAGGCGAAAAGAACGTAATGTTACCACCTGATAGTAGCCTTTCATACATCAGTTTATTGAACTGAAACGCGTAGTCCATATGACGGACTCGGTTCTCTTCGGTACCCTTGTTGTTTTTAAGTACTACAAGATCCTCGAACTCTAAATGCCAGATTGGGAGATATACAGTTGCTGCACCGCCGCGCACTCCTCCCTGACTACACGATTTGACCGCAGCCTGGAAGTACTTAAGAAAAGGGATAAGTCCTGTGTGTACAATCGAACCATCTCCAATCTTAGCTCCGAGTGCTCTGATACTGCCTGCGGCAATGCCGATTCCAGCCTTCTTAGAAATGTACCGAACAATCGACGTCGACGTGGCGTTGATTGAATCCAAGCTATCTCCGCTTTCAATAAGGACACATGACGAGAACTGACGAGTAGGTGTACGCACGCCAGCCATAATTGGAGTCGGTAAAGAAATGTAAAATTGTGAGATTGCATCATAAAACTCCTTTACCCATTTCATACGGGTATCTTTTGGATAGTTTATAAACAGTGTGGCCGCAATCATCATATACAGCATCTGCGGAGTTTCGTAGTATTCTTTGGTCCTACGGTCCTGCACGAGATACTTGCCACGGAACTGTTCCATACCAACAAATGTAAACATATCGTCACGTTCGTGTTTGATGTATGATCCTAATTGATCTATCTCATCACGGGTATATTCCTCCATGATGGATCCATCGTATACACCACGGGATACGTTCTCAATGATAAGTTGAGCCAAGGGCCAAGGTTCGTATTGACCATAAACCTCTTTACGCAACTTGTAGTTAATTAGACGTGAGGCAACATACTGATAGTTAATCGTTCTATCAGATATCAGCTCTGCCGCCGATTTGATTAAAAGCTCATGAATGTCATAGGCTGGGATCTTATCGTATAACTGAATATTTGCCTTGATTTCAATCTCTGATATAGACACGCCAGTGATATCTGCAGTTGCCCACTCGAGTACTTTATGGACTTTATCAAGGTCGAACGGCTCAGTTCGGCCGTCCCTTTTAGTAACAAAAATATTATCTGCCATCAAGTGACTCCAATTTTCTAAATGATAAGACTATTATACCACAAAAAGGCTAGGATGTAAACCCTATTGTGTGTCTTTTTTCGTATTTTTTTCTAAAGAATTTTCGTAGTAAACAATGACTTCTTTTTGCTGAAGTATGTACCTACGAAGTTCGGCCATGTTCAAGGACATTGCCTCGTAGCCGCGGACTGACATAGCAACGAATACCAATTGGCCGTTCTCATCCGTAAAACGACTTTCGAACTCATCATAGTTCTCGGCGGTGACAACAAAAAACTCAACGTCGGCCAAAGAAAGACCTTTTGGTCTATCAGCCAATGGGATATCTTTTTCTATGATCTGAGGTACGGTTACTATCTTCTCTTGTGGAGAGAACAGTGCGCAGCCACCGAGTACACTAGTTGCTAGTAGCAGACTCGAGATCGTCAAATAGTTTTTTGGTTGCATCATTAATTCTACTTTCGATTAGTCCAGGTTTACGAATCGCCAAGCGAGTAAGGTCGTGTTCCTGAAGTTTATTCAATAGCTCATCCTGATAGGATTCTGCTGCTTGTAAAGACTCGTTAAGCTGAGTGTTTAGCTCAGCTTGCCTTGCCGCAGTTTGTTCCATTTGGTCTATTACGACTTCCTGGGCGTCAACTGCTGTTTCTAGTTTTGCTGCGTTTTCAGTTAATAGTTTGATCTGAGCCTGAGTGTCTTTATAGTAAAAGTAACCACCTACGGCAACCGTCGCCAACACTGATCCCATAATCAAATAAACCTTCAATCCACCAAACATTATACGTCTCTTTTAAGAACGCTCATAACTTTATTTTGGATGGCCTTTGCCCAAAACGGTTGAGGAAAGTTCCAACCGATAAATGCGCCAACTGCTACCCAGATAAGTACGTCAATCATTCTATTTCTCCTGTTTCTTTTTAGGTCCATTTGCACGACGGAACAACTTGCTCACGTCCCACCTAGACCTGCGATCCATTTTCACGGGGCGACCTGTTGGGTTCAGATCAACGCCACCGTCCGTACCGACCGCGTTTACGGGTGCATCTTCTGGTACACAGTTGGGAACTGTTCTTTTTCCCTTTTTCTTAGTACCGACTTGCTTATAACCATCCCAGCAAGGACTATCTTCATCAATGGTTTCTTCTTTTAGTCTATCCATAATCCAAGCTTTAGCGTTGGCTTTACTGTACTCAGTGGTTTCCCACTCCCAGTCTCGTCTACGCTTATCCCAAACCATAACTTTCCACTCGCCTTTATGGCGTTCGTTGTGGTCTAGTGCTTTTTCTATTTGATATTTCTTTCCACCGATAGTAGCTTGTATTTCGCCATTAGGACCAGCTCTTTTCCAACGAGGAGCAGCAGCTTCTTGTAATTCTTCATCCATAGTAGCTACCCAAAAGCTAAAATTTTTCATCGCAACAAGTCTCCGGAAGATACAAATATGTCCTGCTTAGTTTGAACATGCTTAATTTTATATATACTTTCGCCTAAGACAAGACCTGACGGTTCTGTCCCTTCGTCAACTAAAACAGTAGTTCCTTTACGAGCAATCATTTCACCAGTCAGTGGACTAGCGATATCCTGCGCCAACTTAAACACACCAGGAGATAGTGTGTTATTCTCTTGTACGTGCCACGCGTTATCCTCAGCAAGTAGACTATCAATGTCTATTCCTACCTCGGCAAAAGCATGGGCCATTTGCTCATCGGACATCTTAGTGTGTTCCTTGAGCAAAAACAAAGCTGCGGCATAGGAAGAGATACGACTCTTACCGAACGGCAACTTTTCTAAAATTCTTTTGATATTAAATACGAGTCTAAAGAATACGCTGTATGAATCCTTTTCCTCAGACGTAGAAGGTTTCTTTAGGTTCTTTCCGTTTCCGTCAATAAGACCTAACTTATAGGCATCCAGTTCTTCCCACGGTGTGACCAACGTGCGAATGAATCTGTATGTGTAATATACATCTGCTGCTCTAGAAACAATGCCCATTATAGATTCCTTAGTACCTCTATAACATTTTCGTCAAGAGGAATGTCGTTATACTCATTCGTCTTAAGGTAATGAAGAAAGATAAGAAAGGTTTTAATAAGGGGCCAGCAATGAGGTTCAAACTTATAGAACATCATGCGGTTTGCTGCAGGAATACCAAACACATTGTATAGTATAATAATGTGATTTAGTATCAATCTTTCCTGCAGATCCCCCTTGTCAAAATACCTTTTCATCAATCGTTTCAAATACTTAAAACGGTTTAAGTCATCATAAAACTCTTCTTCTGAAGTACACTGCGGATTACTATAATACTTTGCAGCAAACTCCAAAAAGTTTTCATCATTCAATTCATCAAAAGACTTCATAATTGCGTAACCTCAATAATATCATTATACTGATATTTATTGGTTACTTACGAACGTCCTTTAGTCTTTTATCGCCTTTACGACCAGCAGCTTGTTTAACCTTTTCAGAACCATCCTGCTTTTTAGTCTCAGGATTATCCTTTACGTCAACCTTATGCTTATCGGCAAAATCCTTTTCACCAGCTGCGCGTGGTTCAAGCTTCTCTTGATCCTCAGGCTTTGGTTTCATCTGAGCGGAAGCTGCTTCACTGATCGCTTCAAACTCTTTCGTGAGTTGATCAATTGCAGACTCTGGAAGACTATCGATAAATGCATCGAGTTCGTCATCGCTCATCTCAAGAATAGTATCCCAATCATAGGATTCCTTCTTGACTGATTTTGATATTGCCTTACGACGCTTGTGAAGATACTCATCAGAATCATCGACGTCTCCGTCGTTATCGATGTCTTTATCTTTACGATCGTCAAAATCTTTTTTAACGGCCTTTTTGTTGACAGGATCCATTGCTTCATCTTTTTTCATATGATAACCTTTGTCATCGCAATGATCGCATCCTTTGCCTTCACACTTAGGACAATCAACCTTGTCCTCATCATCATTTTCTTTGGCCATTTTCTTTTCGTCAAGCATGCTCAAATACGCTTGAGCGATACTCTTAAGTTCGTTGTCTAGCGACATTTGAGTGCTCCTTTAATTACTCTAGTATTCCAAGTGCCATTGATATTGCTCCGGCACAGATTGTGATTGCCGCCGCAGCGACCATCCAGAAGAACTTGCCTAATGTTTTCAGATCAGCAGAGTTGGCTGACGAAGTTAGTTCAAGTTCATGGATCTTTTTAGTGTTCTCATCCACGCTAGTTTTTATATCACGCGTATCCTCAATGAGAACAGAAATCTTTTCTTCAGCTCTTGCGATGGAAACAACAGCGTCGGCTAGTTTATCTAGCTTCTCTTCCATCACTATCATTCTCTTTTGATCATGGGCGGTTTGTTCCATGTGTACATCAAATTTGTCTGATAGTTTTGTGAGCAGTTCTTGCTCGCGTTTAGTTGCCATGGTAGTTAATCCCCTAGTTATCTACTTTTGCTCCGCCTCGCCACTGGTAACAACTCCAGTATCGGGCTTTCCATTTTGGTCCAGGATTGTCACAGTTATGTCTGGCACGGAAAGACTTTCGACGAGCTGGGTCGTCTCTTTTGATTTCCATTTTAGGGTCACCAAAGCGTACAATAACAACATTACCACTATCGTTCTTAGTGTATACTGCAAACTTTTTAGGACCACCCGACGTTCTAAACGGATCATTTAGTTTAACTTTCTTACCCTGATATTCGGCTTCAGTGATTTCAAGATTCTCGTAAAGATCACACTCTTCACAGTATTGATCCACTACGTCTTGATTATAACTATTGAATTTTTTCACCTTAGCCTCCAAACTCATGACCTGCCACGCGCTTCATTTGTTTATTAAATTCTTGCTGCGATGGCTTATCTTTATAGAGCTTTATAGATATCTCCGGACGATCCTTACCTTTGATCCTCCAGTTAAGCCCCTTCTCTTTATGTTCAGGTTTCGTAGTCTTAACGACTCTTCTCTTGTAACCTGCTTCCCAGGTTTCTGAACCTTCCTTAGTATAATCTAGAAAAGACTTCATTACTTTACCATCTTAGCTAAACCAGCAACATCAACGGTCTTAAACGAACCATCGTCACTCGTTACTCTGAACATCAATTTCAGACCACTAACTTGTGGCTCGATGTCAAGTTTCTGCCCTAGCTTTTTTCCTGGCACTCCCATGATCTTTCCACCTTTTACGGAAGGACCTTTAATCTTAGGGGCTGCTTCTGCTAGATCTTCGTGTAAACCAACTTCTTTCTTTGAAAGCTTAGTCAATACATTGCTGATAATTCGCATATTAGCGCCGGCAGACATCAAAGCTTGATTGATGTCACCCCATTGATACAGCTCTTTATCACCTCTTTTTGTATATTTGCCAGGAGCTTCTGCTAGATCTTCGTTTTCGTTCATATCTTCTTTAAGGCCGGTCTTGGAGTTATAACCCATTTGTTTCATCATGAACCCAAACATATCTTTCATATCTTTGCCTTTGGGCTGATGCTTCAAACCTTTGAAGAATTTTTCTATTCTAGCCATAGCCTTTGGATCGTCTGAAATATGAGTTCCCTTTTGAACCGATTCGTTCTTCTTATCCCAAGGAGCCTTTTTCAAAGTTACTTTTGCTTTACCTTTTTCGGAAGAGGCTGCCGATTTAGCAAGCTTCTTCATTAAGGCCGCCTTTGAGCTTTCATCCTTTTGTGGTTCCTTATCGTCGCCACCGTCTTTTTGCTTAGCCGCCATGAATGCAGCTATAGCCATCTTTTTCTTTTCGTCGTCAGACTTACCTTGGAACTGTGGAGCATCAGATGCTTGGAAATCAGTAATCCACTTTGCTACACCATCAGATACCTTAAGCTCTTCGTTGATGGATTCTACAAGACCAACCTTCTTAAGCTCAACGTAGATACGCTCACGGACATCAGTATCCAATCCATCAACAAAACGATTCAGTCTTGAAAGGATAGGACCTGCTTGAAGTAGATTGATGCGAGCGATGTCGTCCATCATTTTAGCAGCCTTCATAAAGTCTGCCTTATCGACTCCACCATTCTTCGTAGCGTATGCCTTCATAGCCTTTGCGCCAGCGACGAACTTCTTTTGAGTCTTTGCATCCAACTCGTCGAGCTGCTCAACTGATTCGTTCTTAAGACCGCCCATCATGCCTTTATATACAGATTTCTTAGCGCTCTTATATGACATAGAAGGACGCTTCTTACCTCTTTGATCCTTCTTCTTGTCAGCATCGATCTCCGCCTTAGTAGGTGGGCGATACTTTTCGTTTTGACCAGGAGTGTCATCCTCGTATTTCTTTTTGAGTTTGTCTGTGCCAAACTCTCCAGCGTTTTCTCTTAACTTAAAGAAGTCCATTATTTTCCCCTTACTTTAGAAGCAAGATCGGAATCAGCCTTGCCCCAAGTTCCTGACGATTTAGTTACGAATGAATTGACGCGAGCCATACCCCACTGTGCAGGAGTAGTACCAGGACGATGTCCTGTTCTCCAAGCGGCTACGCCACGGTTATAAACTTTTCTTAGGATCCCTACTGGCATGCCTGATTTATCAGCTTTCTTCTTAAGTGCTGCAGTAGTATCCTCGGTCATGATACCAGCAAATGAACTAAATGATTTCACATCTTCCTCTTGATTTTTTGCTTTGGTATCTCTGAGCCTTGCACGATCCATCATACGGTCATGCTTAATCTTATCAGATTCTTTTTCTCTATCAATACGTTCCTTGGCCTTGTCAGTTGCGTCCTGCTCACCATACATTCTTTTGAACTTTTTAGTAAATTTGGATGGCTTAGTCTTGGCCTCGGCATCTCCTGGAGCAGGCTTATAAGAAGCAGGATCATCATCGTCACTCTTAGCGCCTCGTTGGAAGTGCTTAGCCCGTGCGACTTTCTTATCCTTATCAACACCTTTGTAGTAACCTTTAGGTTGAGACCCTGGAACTTCATCAGCATCAGGATCTTGTGGTTTTAGTTTCTCAACCAACTCAATGTCGGTTAACCATTTACGTACCTTTTTACCACTAGCCATTTCGACCAATACGTAATTAGATCCTAGCATAATGATCTCACCAACCTCGTCGTCTTCCTTTACGACAATAAGATCACCTTCTTTATATAGATCTCCAGAAACGTAGGCTTCCCTTTCCTCCGACACTGACTGTAACTGCAAGTGAGATCTAAAGTCATATGATTCCTTCAGACCCATACCTTTGCGAACATCATTGAACAACTGTTGGGTTTCTTTGAACCCAGCAGGCATACCTTTACTGAATGTTTTGAAATCGTTATTTTCGGCCGCAGCTCTGAGCTTAGATGCAGACATACCCGCTGCGCCCTTTGCGTCAGGATCTCGCTGTCCTGCCGATACGATGTTAACGCCACCCTCAAAGTTATAGAAACCGTGGCGACCCTTTACACCGTTATACTTATTTAGTGTTACATCATACTCAGGAACTCTGTCAGAACCAGCAACGAGGGTTACCTTAGTAAATCCTTCGTCGTATAGTTTGGTCATCAGATCAAACATTGTACGGATCTTTGGTTCAAGCATAATGCTGCGCGCATGTTTTGGAAACATCTTGCGCATATATTTTACTTTGGTTTTATACTCAATAGGATTCTCTTTGGGATCCTGCGATTGAGATGCATAGATTCTGTACTGACCGCTACCCGCAACCTTTTTAACAACAGTCATAAGCTTCTCATGACCAATCGTAGGGGGATTATATCGACCCCATGCAACGACGACTTCTTTCGTCTCTTCGGTAACGTATTCAGCAAAACTCTTAAAAGACATTACTTCTCCTTCTTACCGCCGCTTAACTTAGCACGGTCGGCCTTACGAATTTTTGGAAGGAGTTGTTTAGCGATACGCTTGATAGCAGACTTCTTTTTATCGAGCTGCTTTTCAATGGATGATCTTTGGGAATAACTGAGGTCGCTTTTATCCTTGTTCTTTAGTATCTTTTTAAGGATAGCGTTACGAGCCTGTTTGTTAGCTCTCTTTTGTAGTACCTCTGGAGACGCGGTCTTACGTTTTGCCTTTTCACGTCCAAGGCGAATCTTAGCCTTGTTACGACGGATGGATTGCTTCAGCTTCATTCGCTGTTGAGCAGTCAAGGCCTCGTCAGTCGAGTCTTGATGTCCATCTGCATTTAATTCCGTAAGCTCTCGTTGAACTTGTTTATAGTCTTTCATTTTTCCAAATTCCCATTAGGATCGAGACGGTTTGTCCCAGCCTTTAATAATATCAGGGCTAAAGTTGTTGTAGGAGAACTCCATACGGTCCACCAACTTAACTGCACCACCACTTAACTTGTCGATTGCAACGTATCCTTCAACACCTGTCGTCTTAAATCCGTTTGGAGTACGAACGAATGTTGACATCTTTTGCAACCTGTTTAGTTTATTTATAATAATAAGTTTCGCAGAAACGATTGCTTTTTGCAAATCAAACAGTAGTTTTAGGTTAGCTTTATTTGAGGAAGAAAAGAACTTTAAGATATCCGCCTTCTTGCCTTCCCATGTTGCCTTACCCTTCTCTGACTTTTTGGTATCGATTTCTTTTTGATACTTATCAGATATATATTTGATTAATCCGTCAACATGTTTTCTAGTATCCTTGATGACTTCCTGCTTACGAACAAACGTATTATTGTAAGTCTCAATGGTTTGAGCCAAGGTTTCATTTCCTTCGATCTCACGAAGAGTTGATCCAGCAATCTTACGGAATATCTTACCCGCTTCGGATAATGCCTTGGTTACCTCGTCGGTATCCTTCTTAGTCAACGTAGCCGTACCTGATAGATCCCTAAGGGTTGCATCTTGGAACCAAACATTTGGTGTTGCCTTAAACTCAGAAGCCTTAACATCAAACGATGCTTTCATTGACTCAAAGTCAGATCCGGTGTATCGTGTATGAAATACGATACCCATCTTAGCCTTTTTGATTTCCTTTGCGCCGTCAGAGTCAACGGGTACTGCATATACGATTGTGTTTGGCTGAAAGGTATAGTACTTAGTACCGTCAATAGTATCGGTATCAATATCATCAGACGTAAACATCAAGTCGCCTTGAACCACACCTTTGATACCAAGTGAAGGCATATACTTAAGGCAAGTCTTTAGCTTATTTGATAGATCACCGGATGTATCCGCATCGATATCGGCATCAGTCTTATAGATCTTAGGGTTTTTATTGAACACGCCTTTCTTAGCAACAAAGAACTTACCATCCCTTGGATCCACTCCAGCAAAGATGGCTGGTGCTCCGTCCCATTTGACGGTTACATCAACCGGACGTTTTGCCTCACCGGCTAACATATCACGAAGAGAACGAAGAGCAAGGATTGCTTGTCTTGCGCCATTCACTCCACCATAGATTACTTGATCCTCAAGGTGAGTCATATGGAGGTTCTTAGCCGCCTCAGCGATATATGTTTTGAACGTCTGCATGTTTGTTCCTATACGTATTTGAAGTCACACATCATACGAGTAGGGAATCCATCCTTACCTTGTGTGTCTCTGATGTTAATCTTAAATGAATATGTAGGAGATGAAAACTCCATGTCTATTCGTTTACCGCTACCGCCTTTACCGCCATAAAAGATCGTAAGATCTCCAGTCTTAGCCGCTGACTGCATTGCCTTTTTATCCATCTTCTTACTTAGGATACGAGCAGGAAACTTATGAATGATATGGTAGTTGAATCCAATGCCAGACTCCATCAGCTTTTTCATCATACCTTTGTCGTATGGTGCGTTCTTAATAATCTCTCCTCCTGGTAGATCACCGGTGAAGATCTTACAGAACTTTTCTTGGTCAACTCCGAATAGTTTCAACAAGGAAAGACCCTTTGGATTCGTAATCTGACCTTTTTGAATTTCTTGTGGAGTTAGGATAGTACGAACACCAACGTTAAAGAACGTAGTCGTACCACCGAGTTTCAAGCTGAGAAAGATTGGCCCCTTGTCCGTCTCAAGTGTAATGTCGGTTACTGATTGACCAACATCGTTTCCTTGACCCTTTGGATTGTCAAGGTAGATACCTGAATCAAACTGCAATGGCCTTCTGGTGTTTTCTCCACCCTCAACCTTAACGATGAACTTCTTGGAGTCACCTAGTTTGTAGGTCTTATCGAGATCCTCAATAGCCTTTAACATTTTGCCATCAACGGGTCGTCCAGCCCACCAGTCCAAAAGAGCATTAGCAAACTGCTCCTCGAATAGGTTACCCCTGTTCTTAGCTCCTCGGTTTCCTGAAGAGCCATTGCCAAATTTGAGTTTAACCTTCTTAAGTTTAGCTCCGCGGGATACGTCTGCGATACGAACATCGCCATCGAGTTGTCTACTTACATTGACATTGGATGGCTTTTTCAAATCTAGGTTGATTGGCGCATCGAGCCCACGTGCTTTTTTCTTTAAGAAGTTAAACAGCCGTATGATCTCCAACTGATTGTCAGCAGGAAATCCCTTAATCTTATTAGCTAACTCACGTTCGCTCTTTGGAAAAAAGTCGTATGCCATGTTACCTCCGAAGTTACACTACTATTTATAAAAAAAGAAAGGCGACAAAGTTTACACCCCGCCGCCCCAAGTTTATCAAATGGAAGTTTCTTGTCCCTTAAAACGGGCTTCTTATTCTACATCTAACCATTCCCTAAGGAATTCCTTTGTTAAACTTTCCTGTTTACGATATGCCTCACGCTCCCATGGAGTCTTTGAGTAACTCGTGCCAGTATAATCCTTGTCTTTCCAATAGACCCTATGGCCCATCTTGAAACGTTCCTTCATTTGACCCGTAGCATACTGCTTAACGTGGACCATCTCATGAATGACGGTCTTAATGAACGACGTTGTATTCTGCTGAGAGTCAGACTCAATCAAGAAGGTTCTGGGTCGGACATTGCTGTCTTCCCATGTACACCATCCGACGACGCCTTCCTCACCACTCTTGTTGAACTTACGAATGCGTAGCTCTACATCAAGAGTTGTCATCCGTGGCATGAACTTGTTGGCCACGAACACTATCGCATCCTCCGCCAACATTCTCTGCTTCTTGGTTCCGCCCTTTATCTTCAGTAGCATTTTGTGACTCCAAATTTTCGTAATATGATTCAAAATCAGGCTCAAGGTATTCTTGTTCCCTTGCAGCCTCGATCTCGTCCCAGAAATAGTCCTTAACTCTTCCCATGATTATCTCCTATAGAGGTAGATATCAAAACGAGAAGCGTTAGCTAAACCGCCGATGCAGTTACCGCCCCAGTCGTACTTACGACCCTTTGCGGTACCAAAGAGCCAATGCGTAGCGGTTCCAGTCTCAATAGGTTCACGACCACAGACTCGTACTCGGAACTGAATGGCGTTACCTTTAGAATCAGTGGCACCGAATTTACGAAGATCGGTATTCAAGTTCTTAACCATACGACGAAGATCTTCGAGTTGAAGCATGCCGGCCGCATCGGCAGCATAGATTGATCCAAGATAATCCTTGGAACTGCGGGCTTTAGTATTTACTTGTTGAAACATAATGTATTCTCCTTCCATTTGATATAACCATTATACCATAGTCTTTAGCTAATGTAAATAGCTAAAATGAATTTTTTTCACATTTTGACGAAGAAATTTCTCCATCGATACTAACATCAATGATTCCTTCCTTCTCCAACATGGCCAAAGCACCTTCTGCTCCAGCCGCTACGCCTTCCTTGAATCCTTTAAGATTCATGTCCCACATACCTGCCGCAAACATAGCTGCAAGTACTGCTATCATCCAATACTCTAAAAACATTAAATCTCCTCTACGGTAATCCTATACCTTTTACTATTTATGTCAGTTACCTCAATGACTTTTTTGGTGGATTGAAAGTAACCTTCAGTTGGATGCAGATCCATCTCAACCCTACCAACCTCGCTGATAATAGTGTAAAGACGATTCTCTTTGAGATCGTAGTTTAAGAAATGTCTGATACGATCAGCTATGTAATCACAATAAGCTAACTTCATTATTCTACCCATACGTGGTTGAATTTAGTCGGATAGTCTTCACAAGTGTAGTTGTGGTCTGAATCGTAGTTGACGACTTCAACACACGCTCCAGTAGAGTAACTAAACTTTACATCCGGCATCTTAAGAGCCTCATTGCCGGCATACACTCCGACACCAATTAATCCAAAGAAGACTATAGAGTAACATAGGTTCTTAAACATTGAGCCACCCCTTTTTGAAATCGTTGCCAGTAAGAGGAGATACAACAAGTACCTGCTCACGAAGGAACTTACGATACTCCTGGTCGTCAGGAAGATCAGCGTTCCACTCCTCAAAGGTCTTAACCTCGGTTGGGAACTCCTTGAACATAATAGAGTTCATGGAGAACGCAGCCATGACGAAGGCCATAGCATCGGCAGGACGATCCACATCCTTTACGATGTAGTCCTGTCCACCCTTGAACTTCCAATAAGAGTTACCAGAAGAGAACTTACCGTCCTCACAATGAGCGCCATAGTTCTCGACGTGCTGAGTTGATACTACGTACATTATGCTACCTCCACTTGATTGAATCCGAAGTTGGCGCAAAGGAAGAACTCACCGTTCTTCTCAAAGATATCGCCAGTTGATGAACTGTAACCACGATCTCCGATTACGTCCACGATCTCTTGCTTGTTCCAAAGATTGGTTGCCTCGAAGGCTTCCTCAAGATCGTCGCTGTAGACATGATATGCCTCAGTGTAGAACTTGAAGTTTTCGGCAGCGAACTTGCCAAGGATAGAAGCATCAAGCTTAGCCTTTTGAGCTGGAACCGAGTTGTGGTCGCCAGTTTCATTGATAAGGTTGACTTGATCTTCGGTCAGTTGAATTTGGTAAATCTTAATCATAACATAGTTTCCTTCCATTTGATAGTACCATTATACACTATGTTTTAGCGGATGTAAATAGAAAAATGCATATTTTTTCATTTTTTTTCATAAAAAAAAGCCAATAGAATCAATGGCTTAGAGGTGATCCTCCGTAACCTATTGATTTTATTGGCTAAAAAAATGAATTTTTTTTAGATTATTTAGTTCTAAAGGACCTTAAATAATCCCACAAACGGTTATACTGATCGTCGTATTTGCCCGAAAGGGCTCCATCTACGTCGAACGGTATATCCACACCAGCTGATTTCAACAATCCTTGGTTCTTCCAGGTGTTACCAGGAGTCACAAGAAATCTACACTCTGCTACACAGGCGGCATACATCTCATGATGTCTACCAGTGATAAGTAAATCGCAGTTACGTAAACGGTTAACGATCTCTTCCCACGTTTGACTAAATATATCGATACGAGGATAGCCGCCTTGAACCCCGTATGGATTGGCCTTCATATATTGGCCTTCGTAGACTGCTACGTGAGCGAACTCACGGACAGCCACATCGTTATGAAGGTAGCTACAGTCAGGAGCAACTGTAGGTAGTCTTCCATGTTTAGACGACATTTCATATTGTGATAGTACCTCTCTTACTTGAACGGATTTACAGTTGGCGAGTACGTCATCCCAAGTGTTAGGCATCTCTTGCCACACAGTATTGACAAGATGAGTTTCGCATCCTGCATACTGGGCTAACCTCAGGGCTGTTAGTTGTCTTCGAGCTGAACGAGTATTGTGATGAAGCGTACCTTCGCCGTTTAGGACGACGCGGTCATACTTACTGAAGTCGATATCCTCAAGTTGATCTCGAGTGTATCTCCAATCAGATACGCCGTATTTATTTATAAGATACTCGGCAACGACTTCACAGCCTTTGTGGTAATTCTTAGTATTATTTAGAAGAAATGTATTCATTGGCCAATGGGAAGATTTCTACGATTGCTTTTGCGCAAGCCTTAGCGACCTCCATGTGCTCCTTTTGTGTTCCGTTTCCTGATCGCAGTTCAATGAAGTGGATCCAAGACCGTATGGTTCCATTCATATACATCCTAGAAACTGTTAGGCCTTCAGGTAGTACCGCACGAGCCTGTTCCTTTGCGATGTTATTCTCTACAGCCCAACGATAGTGTTTCTTTGCCAGTTCAATGATACCGCTTTGTCGGCGACCCCACTCCGCGATCAGTTCCTGATTCTTTACGTTATCCACAAGGGAAGGATCGCTTTCGATGTCTACCGAGTTCTGTCGGTTCTTAGGATCCTGTAATCTTGCTTCTCGTTTTACAAAACTAAGATCCTGGGTAGGATCCGCGTATCGCTGACTAAACTCTTGAAACGAAAAGGAACGGTGTCGCAAGATCTGACGTGCGATGTCACGAGTCGTTTCGATCTCCATCGTTGCTGACGCCATCTCAAAGGGAGACCAATGCTTATGTTTGGCCAAATAGTTCAACAGCTTTTTCGCTGTTTTCTGATTCAGCTGATTATCTGGGTTAGAGACTCTGGCGCAGTACGCGATCAAATCCTGAACATCATCTATTCCAATGATCGCATCCGCTACGGGTTGAGTATAACCGATTAGTCTTACCTGCATAAAATTAAGTATCCTTCTTCATGATGCTGAAAGTGGTCAACGATTCGGCCTTTCCAAGGGGGATAGTCCAAACCGATGTCTTGCCCTTCACAAATATATGGCCCTCCTGACGGGTCGACCATTGTGATCGTCCCAGCCTCGTTACACGAGATCCTTTCGTGGTTATGGGATCCTCTCCATAAAAGGGTTGATTTATCTATTTCTACGATAGACATAGTGTCACCGTAGCGATTCTTAAACGTGTACCTTACTTCTTCTTTTGTATCGACCATGTTCCGTCCTTATTATCAATCCACTCAATTGTATCACCGTCCTTGAGCTCAAGGTGTTCCATTATTTCATCGCTAAACTCTACCATTGCTTCACCGCTAGAGTCTGTGATTATTTTGCATTGCCACGTTTTAGTTTCCGCATTCATTTATTCATCTCCGATACTACGATCCATACGGCGCCTAAGATGATAATAGCAAGAATCATTGCTGCTGTCATTGCTTCGGCCATTATTCTGGCACCGTCCACGGATAACAAGGTACAATAATCGATTGCTTACAGTACCGAGCGTTATCCACCATCAATAGTGGGATCCCCACGATTACGAATACGATGATAAGGAATGCAGGAAGCAGGCCTTTCGTCGTACAATAGTTTTGCTGTTCACTCATAATAATTCATTCTTCCCACCACTCAATCTCCATCCAATTAGTATCTTCAGGCATCAGCGTAATCTGACCTTCAAAGGCTTCGTTCTCTTTGAGTTGATTATACACTCCAGCGAGCGACATTGTCAAGCGATAACCTCCTTTATGACACCAATACACAGAACCAGAACTACCGTAGAATCCATACAGATATGACTGTTTCTCTACACCCGTGATACCGCTGTTCATACGCCAAGAGTCACCATCAAGATAACCACCGCTCCAACCTGCTAGAACTTTGTAAAAAGGGAATGTACCTTTACCTTCTTTAATCTTTAATACTACCCAACTGTCTGGATTATAATCCACTGTCCCACTCTCCAAATATGCCAGGTGCCTGTTCGCTCATAATAATTCCTTCTTCTTTTTTTCAAACTTAGCGATTTGCTTTTCATAAAACGAGTATGATTCAGCCTTAAGCTGATCAAACCATTCTTCTTTCGTTCCGTTATATACCGCAGAGCCAATATCTTTTGCTAACTGCAATTGTCCTAATCCAAGGTTTTGGATCGCTAGACAATCCCAAGGAATCTCATGTATGTCCTTGGTGGTAACACCAACGATGCTTACTTCGTTATCATTAACGCTGTAATCAATAAACACGTATCGTATGGTTCTATCAAAATTTTTTCGTAGCCTATCAATCGAAATAAGATTAGGCATAGAGAAACTACGATCAACGTCCTTCGTTTTAATATCTATAAGGACACCATCAAGTGATACATCCTCAATGGTTCTGACTGACTGTGGTTTAACCCCACCCTGATCTACGATATCCTCAACGAAAATGTTTTCAATCATATCAGCGATTGCCCGCTGACCTGCGCCTTCCATTATAGGATAGCTATCGTTATACCTTAAAATCATTAAAGTTTCTCTTCTCACTGTTGACCCTCTCACCACTCGTTGACTTATCAAAGGCAGGGCCATCGTCCATGAGTGTTTGAGCGTCTTCTTCTACATCATATAATTTCATACGAGATCTATCGACCCCAATAACAAATCGTTTGTTTGCAGTAGGATCGTTGTAGCGATTCTTTAACTGCTTGACCATTATCTGTCCAAGCTTTTCGAGTTCTTCGGTTGAGACGAGCGCAAACATGAAGTCAGCTGTAGCAGGTAGTCCAAATGATTCAGACGTGTCTTCCAGCCCAACGTCGCTGTTTCCAAATCCGCTTCTAGTTGTCTGAGTCGCTGAGATAATTGGTACATTGAACTCGACTGCGAGTCCTCTGATTTCTTCTGCGATTGACTTAATGAGTGAGTAGGTATTGATTGATCCGCCAAGGCCTTTCATCCGACTACTACTACAAATATTCAAATAATCAATAAAGATCATATCAGGCATGAAGTTTTTCTTCAGCTTCAGTTCATTCAGTAGGGCTCTAAAGTGTCCCGTGTGAGCAGCACCAGTAGGATACTCCTTTATGATTAGTTTGCCGATGTTCTTCTGTGCGATCTTCGTGATCTTGTTGTCAAACATTTCCTTAGGCAAAGTTTCTAATTGGTCGATAGGCAAGTTCATCAAGTTAGCATCGATACGTTCTGCGATACGTTCCTCAGCCATTTCCATTGTAATGTAAAGTACGTTTCTTCCTTGTGTTAAGGCGTTAGCTGCAACATGACACATGAATAGGGATTTACCTACGCCTGTGCCAGCGAGTGCGATGTTTAATGTTTTGCGGGGTAATCCACCTTTGGTGATGGAGTTAAAGTACTCTAGATCAAACGGGATACGATCCTCAACCGTGTGGTAGAAATCAAATCGCTTTTCTGCATCGTTGATGTAATCGTGACCTACGCTTGAGTCAAATGTTACACCAAGCGCATCTGATAAGAGTTTTGGTAATGCGTCCTTCTTTAATGAATTATGCTTGCCTTCAATTATATTTATAGATTCCATGATCGCAAGATGTATTGCGCGATCCTGACACCACCTTTCGGTCTCGTCAACAAGCCATTCAGTATCCACTTCATTGTCTTTAGTTGCGCGGATACCATTAAGTACGGTTGACGCATCAACAAGTAATGCATCATTAACGTCCAATGACGAAAGCTCAATCTCTAAAGCTTCCGGTGTTGGTAACTTGTTGTACTTGTCAACGAAAGAAATAACCTGATCAAATATTAGACGATGATCCGACTCGAAGTAGTCCTTCCGAATGAACGGAATTACCTTACGAGTGAAGTCGTCATTATTGATCAGATTCCGTAGTATCGTCGTTTGAATCTTTTGTTCCAATTATCTGCTCTCCGGTTTCGTTAGCTCTAGTTACGGCATCCTCAACGATATGATGTAGGATCGCTCCTAGGTAATCGTTGAATGCATCATCAAATAGACTTTCGTCAATTGGAGTCTCGACTACTTTATACGTAAAACTAAGTCGAGCCTCATCACTTTCTTCATCTTCAACTATATCCATATTGCCGTACTGAATAACAACACCCTCGTATGGAGGCTGAGTTAAACCGACGCAAACTGTTGCGTCGGGATCATCTTCATTTGTGATATACTTATAATGAAGTTTTGAGATTTCATCAATCAGATGCTGCATCATCCATCTCCAGTGCAATACTATCAAACATTGATTTATGGCCAATCGTATAAGACTTAATTAGGAATTCTTTGAAGTCAGTTTTCTCAAAGATAGGATCCCAAAAGTCTGCAGTCATGGATTCCGCCATTCGGTATTTTTTTCCTTCAAACGTTCCATTAGATCGATCAACATGTGCATACCAACCATTAGAAGGCTTAACAACATAACCGCCAGCAACAGCAACATCCATAAGACCGCTATACCGCTCGATGCCACCGTCCCAAGAAACCGAAATAGGAATCTTTGACTTTTCTTTAACATATCGTGATTTCTCCACGTTAATCACAAAGTCATATCCTGTTACCTCGGTACCTGTCTTGTTCTGACGACGGCCAAGAATCCAAATGTTATCAGCTGAATAGTAAATACCCGTACCACCTGAAACGATAGCCTTAGGAAATAAACCAATCTCTTGATAAGTATGGTTGACCGCAAGCATTGGAATGTTCTTCATAGCAAGGTATGGTGTAACCATACGGAACAAACCTTTTAGTGCTTTTGCTCGAGACATATCAGCGACTGACTTTTCGTTGATTGCATCCTCTAGTTCTTTCTTAGATGCAAGGTTACCAACCGAATCAATAACGACGATCACACGATCGCCTCGTGATAGTTGTTCAAGTTGACCAACCACATCAAACTTCAGTTTCTCAACATCAGTGATTGGCGTGTGTAGTACCCGTGACGTATCAATACCGAATGTTTCAAAGTATGCCTGCGGTGAGCCAAACTCAGAATCATAAAACAGCATTACTGCATCAGGATACTTTTTAAGATACGCTGCAGCCATAAGCAATGCGAACGAAGTCTTAAAATGTTTTGATGGACCAGCGAGGACAGTCAGACCAGATGCAAGGCCACCATCAGGATTACCTGACAGGGCAACGTTCACCATCGGAACCTCGGTTGGTGTTTGATCTTTTTCAGAAAAGAACTTTGAGTCAGAGAGAACCGAGGTCTCCTTGATCTTTGAGTTCTTTTTAAGTTTATCCATTATAGACATATAGTCTCCTATTGTGTTTCATTAGCGAATCATTGTATATTATAGTTACCATTATACCACAAAATGATAAGTATGTAAACCATTTTATACAAAAAATTGGTCAAGCTCTACAAGATCTTCATTAACGATCTCATGCTTCATGCTAGAATTGTTCTGTCTAACATAATCACTTGATACCGTATCAGTCATACCTTTTAAGTACTCAACTACAAAGTCCATCATATCAGCCGCAGTAGTCACTGGGACGTTCTGACAGATAGCATTTGCGTTTCCTGGCGATTGAGGATTATCGCCAATCATATTGAAATCATCCGGCATCTTCATGATACGAAGCGCATCACGTAGAGTCAAGAACTGCTCCTTGAATGGATTAATCAGTGAGTGTGGCATTGCGCCAATCAATGATGGGATTTCCCCCTTTGGCATTGTGACACCGTGTGCCCAATAACCCTTACCTCCGTCGACCTTCTCTTGCATTGCTCGAGCGCGGTCAGCGAACTTTTGGTCAAACCCCTGTTGTTCCATCCAATCAGCAACCTCGTTTAGGTTATCTGAAATGTTATCGGATGATACGATACAGTTGGTCGTCTTCTCAATCTTTTCGTAATATTCAGCAAGTGTCTTTGATCCTGACTTGTGAACGCAGTAAGCAACCCAAGGATTATCCATCGGATTGTCTGAGTTAATCAAACGGTTCATAGGATCGTCAGGACTAATATCCGCTTTAAGAATATCCTCGATGTTTTCAAGAGGACGGCGGATATACCTAAACAACGGTGCGCTGTCAGTACCCTTCGTAAAGAAGTAAAACGTACGTGGTCGCTTTTGGGCCAAACCGTGTAGTCTGGACTCTGTGTAATACAAGTTAAGCGAGTAACCATGCTGCTTACCAATTTCATACAGGCGATTGGCAACCTTTTCACCAGCCTTCGTATAAAGACGAGGTGCGTTCTCACCCCAGAATACCTTAGGCTTAATCTCACTAAGAACATATTCCGAAGTCGTATACATCCATTCGTTTACTGCAGAATCTGCAGATGATGAAACGGAGAGAGAACTAAGTCCAGCACAAGGGCAAACAGTATTAACCACATCAACGGTTTTAGCCTTGTATCCTTCGTTGCCCTCTTCATTAAGGAAAACATATTCACCTTTCCAATCCTTCTCTTTAAGATGGTTAATAAAATGAGCATCGTTCTTAGCAAAGTCAGTGTACGAAAGTACCCACTCTGGTAATTGACCCTCAAGTGATTTCATAATTCCAAAGTTCTCGCCACCAATAAGTGGAACGATCGAACCATAAGTAATATCATTCATGTGCTGTAATCTCCTTCAGCGTGTTCATGGCAAGATCGTTGAGATACGACCCATCGTAGTATTCATCCTTAAGCATGCTTTCGATATTGCCCTTTAGTGTTTCGTATGCTTCAGGATTGTCCTCAAGGAACTGAATTTTTTTGAACAAGTCAGCAGAATCCGTTACTCTTAAAAACTCTGGACACTTAAGGTTGTCTTGTTCGTCGTATGTTGGATGTAAGAAAGGGATAATACCATAGTGGGCCATCTCCCAGAACTTAGCGGTTACCCAACCCTTCTTGATTGGAATGCAGAACGTATACTTAACTCGTGGAAGCATTTCCTGCAGATCATTAAACTTCTTTGGACCTTTGAATCGCGGATCCTCGCCAATCGTTCGCTCGTCCCACTTACCATAGATGTCCACTTCCTCTACGTTATCGAGGATGTATTTCTTGAGATCATTGTACCGTGATGGTCTACCCTCGTTACATACGATCATAAAGTTAATGTCCTTCTCACCCGGCTTACGTTCTACCGCATCAGTGAAGAATGAATCCAGAGTAGATGGAGTATCAACGATGGCTTTACCTCTTTCCTTACCAATGAGGAAGATTGTTTCCATTGCTTTATATTCGGCAGGTATTTTAACATGAGTCATCTCCATATCAGTATAGGCCTTCCAGGCACGGTGGTTGATCTCTTCGGTATACTGACTCAAGATAACCTGTGGTCTATGGAAAAGATCCCGCATTTGAGCTGGGAAGAATCGTGGATCGTTTAGGATGATTGCGTATGGCATTCCGGTTTCATTGATAAAGTCAACCACAGGACCTGCATACTTACATTGCATCATAAGTGGTGAAGCGAGTTTATCAGGTTCGGTTACCTTACGTGCCTTACCCCATACGTTTGATGTTGCGGTTGGACCCATAAAGAAAAGGCCTGCATCAAACTTAGGTGATAGATTCTTCATCCAATCCTGCATATAAAAGATACGCTCGCCACGCTCGTCGCCATCGTATGTCTTACGCCAATGATTAAAGTGTTCCCAAACATCGTGAACATTACCGTGCTTATTGATACGTTCCTGTTCCTTACGATCCAACCGTGTAAAGTCAGATACCCCAACGAGATAGAAATCTACGTCAGGGTTGTTGTGAAACAGATTTTCGTAAAAGATAGGTGCCTCATTGTCTCCGCCGATTGCACCCCATTTGTTTGAGTCGAATAGAATTGACTTTCCGACCTTACCTATTGCTATCTTCATCGCTTACCCATTCATATAGTTGCTTTAGGTTCATTGCCTTATCGTCAACATAGTACGTTGAGGCGTATGGTTTACCAAAGATTAGATCATCGTATGGTACACCGTAGAACTTTAGCCAATCCTTAGTTACTTGACCAACATCGTTCTCAATTTTATCTATATCACCATTATGTGTGACCATTCTTCGTGCGCTGTGGATGATGATGTGGTATCCCTTTGCCTTTAACCTTTGCATGATGGATATCACACGACCGTTTGGCTGTGCATTACCATACCGCTGCTTTGTGTCAGGTTGGTCTAAGTTAGGATAGCAGATCGTATCATCAAGATCAAAAACAATTGTATCAGTCATAATTATATTCCTTTACGTAGTTAAGAAACCTTTGTTGTCTCTCACTGTCATCATAATGAAGTGGGATGCACGTTGCTAGTAGTACCAAACCACCATTAATGATATCATCAACAGGAAGATTGTATTCATGGAGTTTCTGAACGAAGATTCGCTTTACTAACTCGTTATGTTTTACATCAGCGACCATTGCGTTGTACCCATGATATAGATCGTGAGCAAGTTTAGCCCAGTCGTATAGATTATCACCTTCAGTACCAATTTCGTTACCATAACGGCCACGAGGATCAATTAGTTTCATTTGATCCGTTTGCTGATTGTATAGTACATTGCCGAAATGAAGATCTCCGTGCATACACTCAATAGGATATGTATTCCTGCAGACACGCCATGCCATTGAACTAATCTTGCTCTGAAGTTTAGGTGGCAGGTCAGTGTTCTTAAGTCTTTTATTGGTCTTATCCAACCAGATTTTGTCTGCTTGCTCAGCAAACTTATCAGTGAAGTTTCGATCCGAACAGCGTGTGCTAAAATAGTTTAGCTTAATACGAAACAACTTATCAACGATATATTCCCATGCGGATTCACTAAGATTCTCGTACAACATTAAATCAGAAAGCAACGTACCTGACTCAAATGACATAACGATATTCTGACCATCGTTAAACACTCGTGGTACGAAACACTTTTGCTCAAAGGATAATCCATTGTACCATAACCGCTCACACGTTAACGTAAGTACTGATTCTTTGTTATGATAGTCAGGAGTCTTTGTCAGTGTACCTAGATCGTGGTCGTATATCATACGATTGAACTCACGCGATTTCATATCAAGAAGAGATGCACACGTTTGGTAATACGTTGGTAGATCACCAATGTCGTACCACTTATCTGTAAGTACTTTGTCAAACTTACCGTACAAGGTCAAGGCATGAGAGATATCATATTCATCAGTTGACGAAAAGGCCATCTGAGCATGTGAACCATTCTTAAACGAATATAGGCCAACCAGTGCCACACCATCCGTGACGTTCTGCGTAGGTTTATTATAGAACGTACTACCGTCCCACATACACCAGTCAGAATGGTTCTTTACCTCTTTACATAGTAAGAAGTCCTCGCCAAGATTCATGGATTCATCAAGAATGATTGCATCGCCTAACCAAACAACAACGGGTTTATTAGGATCCTTAAGTGCATTCATACCGATGGATATGGCATCACGAGGTCCATCCAAAGAGGGTTGATTCACCACTTTAACTTTTGGATGACGACGAGAGCAGTACTCACGAATATCATTAAACTGACCGTCAACAACAACGATCTCATCGATATCAGCCATCTTGTTTGCGTGTTCGATTATATAGTCAAGGCATGGCTTGCCGTTGACTCGAACCATTACCTTTGAGGTATTTGTCGAAAGTGGACGCAGCCTCGTAGCTGCTCCAGCTGCCGGAATCACTAGGTTCACCATCAATATAACTCCTGAGTTCAATTAACATCATTTCTTCATATGCCTTATCGTTCAGCAAACGATTTCTAGGCGACGGATGTGGCATACGAAAGTGTGGTATACCCATCGTTTTTAGTATCTGCGATGACAGTGCGCCAAGGGCAACAACTTTGTTGTATCCTTGTACACATCTATATAGCATTTGGAAATCAGCTGATGTTACCTTTTGCGGAAGATCCACATCAGTGATTGCGTTCTGAAAGGTAACACAGTTGATACCTAGTTTCTCCATCCATATACTAAAACGGTCAATAGCGCAGTTCTTACGAAACCGCGCTTTTGATGGCTGCATGCCAATGAATATTACGTCAGTACAATTTTCCATAACATAGTTATTATACCACAGATCCTGGCGAATGTAAACAAGTAATTTTCACACCAGCCTCTCTAAACATATCTGTAGTATCTTCCAAAGAGTCCACCCAGGTTTTTGGGATAAGCATATCCGTACCCCAGAGGACGTGTTTCACTCCAACTTGTATAACACCTTTGGCGCAATCAGAACACATAGGTAATCCCCATACGTACATAATTGAACCGTCAAGCGATACACCATTATAAGTAGCATTATATATGCAGTTCATCTCAGCATGAACAACATACTTATACTTGACAGGGCGATCGTTATAACGATCACGACTGTCTGCGATTCCACGAGGGAATCCATTGTAGCCTTGAGCCAAAACTTGACCTTTAGTTCCAACCGCGACTGCGCCAATCTTTCTTGACGGATCCTTTGACCAACTAGATATCTCTTTAGCCAGTGCTAGGTATCTTCTATCCCAATCAGCACTCATCTCATTTTACCAGATCAAAGTGGCGTTCATACACATGAAGGTTTTGAACCTGCCATGTAATAAAGCCTGGAGCTATCTCAAGGTCATCGGCCAACATTTCAAGTACGTGTTGTTGCCATGCATAATCGTTTTTGTATCCAAAGACAACATCATTGGATCTCATTTGAACAACAGCCTGCAGTTCATCATTGCGAATATAATAAGTAACAGCGTTGGTGCAGATAAAGTCTGACTTTCCGTTCTCATTGTATTCAGCCCAGATTGACGGTCTGTTGTAGATCATAGTAGCACGACGGCCATCAGGACTGTCCGACAACTCGCCTAGCACTGAATCGTATTGACGATTATACTTTTCAGAGAAAATCAAATGCCCATAGTTTGAATTGATTTCTCCGTGTTGGTTGGCCGCATACTTCCATGCTGCAGGTGGTTCCTTATCATCACCATGTATATCAAAAATGTTGGTGGATTGAGATTCGTACCAATCCAACTCAGCATCAATATAACTTTGCACTGGTTTACCAAAGATAGCAGGTTCAGTAGCAAGGAAACTTGCGCCAAGCATTTCAATGGTTTTTTGACCTGTCTTGTCGATAGTATACGCTTCATCATTAAGTTCATCAATAAAGAATTGACGAATATCCTTTACGGTAGGTAAGATCATTATTCACTCTCCTTAAAACGGTCATCAGTTGTTTCGGGATCACCTTCTTGAGTCGTCATGATAAGAATCATCATTTGAGTCAAGGCGTGAGACAGATGTGGAAGACCGCTTTCAGGATCATCATTCTCTCCCATCATATAAGCCATCAAGTGGCGTTGAATGGATGAATAGTGTCGCGAGACAGGGAACTTATGTATGTCTTTGCGCCAGTTATTCTCACCATACTTTTCTGCACCAAAGCCAAAAACCCGTGCAGCCTCGATGATTGCCTCGGGTGGTACTAGATGGATCTTTGGTTTACCTTCGTCGTATTTCATTAGCGGTTTTTCTCCATAGCAAGTTCTTTGAATGTATCAAACTCAGTGATACCGTATTTCTCAAAGCAACGATCAAAAGAATCTTTCTTATCAGTGTATTTTAACCAAGCTGATTTTGATTTCTTAATGGTACCTTTTTTAGTAGTCATCAAGTCAAGTAGTGCCTTTTTAGGGATAAAGACAAAATGTAATTTTTCCAAACGAGGATTAAGTACAACACAGCGAACAGCACCTTTCTTAAGTACACCGTTCTGAGATTTAACATTTGTGATTTCTGCTGACGAAAGACCATTAAGGTGAAGTGTACCAGTCTTGCATTCTGAACCATCATCAAAGTCTTCGTGTATTCCATCAATGAAATTGTATTGGCCGCCTGAGCTGATGGCCATCATATCCTCAATAAGATGTTCAATATTAAAGACTTGTGGTTTTTGAATTAATGCTTCACGGAACGGGGTCCCTTCAGCAAAGTTTGGATGATTTTCGAGTATAAGTTCAACATAAAGTTTTAATTTGATATCGGTATTCACCTTGTCATAATAAGCCATCAGTTAGTTCTCCTTCCATCTGATAGCTACTATTATACTATAGTTTGAAGGGAATGTAAATAGCCAATATGCATATTTTTTACATATTTTTATAGACAAATTCGATAGCACGATCCGCTTCGACCTCGAAAGAACGACCTTGGTACCAATGACCTGTCTCTGCGTCAAGCTCTCGACAGAGTACTGCTACCTCATGAGCCGTGATAGGATACTCACGGCGAACTGCGTTTGCGGCGATTGATACCATTAAACGATACATCGTATGATACCAACCAGTTCCATTGATTGCCTTATAATCGTCAACGAGTTTTTTGTTAACGAACGGACAGTCATTGTAACTCTGCCATGTTATGCTAGTGTTCTCCATCTTTGATTTGCGGTGATTAATGACTTCCTTTTGGATTGACTCAGGTAGTCTATCAAGAAACGTCTTACCTTGTTTCTCAACCATAGGATGCTTATTCATAAGTTCCATAGGATTAATCCAACTACCAGCAACATTAGTAAAGATAAAGTTGTTAGCGCCAGCATAGCTTGCAGGGATGTAATACATTCTAGATAAGTCCTTAGTCTGCCCATCTCCGATGCGTCCGAGCTCTTCGTTGAGGGCAAACCAAAAGTGTTTGATTCTAGATTGTTCAACCTTAGTTGTAAGTGGGAAGACGAGCCGAAACTTTGGGAAATCGTCTTTACTGCTTGCAGTACTATAGCAAATGTAGTAATGACTACCAAACCTACTAAATAGCTCATCCTTTAGCTGCCCATTAAAATTGTGGTCATCAACATCAACAGCAGCCCAACCTCCCCAATCAACAACATTCGCGTTGGCCCTAGTTGAGTCAACCACATAAGTAGCAGGTGATATAAGTTGCGCATCTTTCTTGCCTTCTCTTTCAATTGCGGATAACCCGTACAAAAGATTCTCAAACTCTTCCCACGAGCTGAGGTCCATACGTTTATCCGTCTTGTTATCGAATATGCTGTTAAACAGCGTTAGCGAGATTTCCATGATTGTCCTCATGACTTGGAGCAGTCCATCCTTCAGGTTTGATTAAGTCAGGTAGACCCAATGGATTAGGACGGCTTTCTTTAACACCTGGTTCTTTTGCCATGTTGGCTCGGTGAACCTCATCCCATGCCTTATGCGCATCCACGCCAAAAGCATCCAGTGTACCAATCGCAACAACGCATAGATCAATTAAACCGTCAACGATCTCTTCAGGATCTCGCTCAACGACTGCTTTTTTCGTTTCGTTCAATTCTTCATCAAGAAACTTTAGACGGAACTTAAGGAACTCATCAAGAACCTTCCAATCCACGTCGGATTGCATCTGTGCTTGCATCCACTTATGAACGCCATACTTAGCGTGCATTTCATTGATATCTTTTACCCAATCTTTGCTCATAATATTCTCCTATGCAAAAAAGTCTTCTAGTGTTTGTGTATCCTCGGGATTCCAGCCAACCGCATCAAGAATTGGAATGATTGGATCCAAGAATGTTTTTTCGAACTGCTTATCGTAGTCAATGTACTTTTCAAGTTGTAACTCGGCAGGCAGATAGTCTGGGAAAGAGATTACGTTTTCTCTGATAGGATTAGGTACCTTCATATAGCAGAACTTAATCTTCTCTCCGTTTTGAATCATGGTGTACTTCTTGTCAAGACCCTTGTCCTTGACTGCCATATTATATAACAATGCGCCACGAACATGGATTGGACAGCCTTTCTTATAGATGGTTTTACTGTCCTTCCACTTTGCGATATCGGATACACCGCGTGGAAATGATACCTCCTCAGGCTTAAGGGTTGAGAAGTATTCCTTGAACGACTGAATGGCGTGTTGAGTTTTTGTTTCAGAACCACTTACGATAACCTTGAACAATTCCTTGAGTGCTTCACGACAAGCGGATGGTGTTGATGACTTGATTGCCTCGATGCCCATGATCTTGAGCTTAGGTTCAGCGTATTGAACACCTTCGTTGTTGTGTACGTTTAGAATGTAACGTTTCTTAGCGGTCCATATGCCACGGTCAGCGATTACCTCACGACCCATCTCCATACGATTAGTGTAACACGCGAACTGTTTGAACAGACCATCATACGATTCTGCAAGTACTTTTTCGAACTCACCCTTACATACCTCATCAAGAAACGCAACGGGATCCTTAGGCTCAAACTTATTGACCATCGGACCAAAGTTGATGTACAACGAATCAGTATCAATAGCGATAACATAATCAAAGTTGTCAGTCTTAAGTAGTTGGTTCATACGGAGGTTAACCGTTTTCTCTGCCCAACGAACTGCAAGTTGACCTGACAGCGTGATTGCTTCAGCAACACGGAGATCGAAGTAACGGAAGTAACGATTACCAAGTGCGCCATACAGAGAGTTCATAAGAATCTTGATTGACATTTGTTGGTTTTCGTAATGACTGATGTCACGTTCGATCTCATAGATCCTTTGCTTATCAGACTTATCAGCCTGCTCAAGTAATTGTTTTGCCTCGAGCATTTTGTTCTTGACGAGCCTACGCTCATCGTAGTACTGAACAATGATGGCAGGAATGATACCTTGACGTTCCTTAGAGAAGTAAACTCCGTTTGCGGCTAGAGCCATATTGGAGTTAGGATTGCTTGCGCCATCAAGGCACGTGTCCGGATTAATGTCCGGTTCAGTCATACCCTCGATGATTGTCTCTGGACTCATGTTCCATTGAACAATGATGTTGGGATACAGCGAGTTTAGATCGAATGAACAAACCCACTCGTGAAGACCTACTTGAGGTTCCTTCACGTAACCACCTGGATAGTCAGCTTTGAACTTGTCGGTTGATGGAGGTGGAACAATGTTCTTAGCTGCAAGATCACGATAGATGATCGTATCCCAAATCATAGTTGTTCCAAAAGTATCCTGATAGTTGACACCAGCCTTGTAGGCCATAGTAAGTGCGAGAGTAATCAGACCCATCTTGTCCTCAAGACGGTCAACCAACTCTACGTCCTTGATGTTATAATCAATGAACTTTTGAAAGTCGTGTTTGTACAAGGCATGAAGCGAACTGTGTTCCTCGTAGGACAACTTACGCTCGCCTAGTACAACATGAGCGATATGGTCAAGCTTGTATGATTCCTGTGCGCCATACGAATAACCAAACTTTTGAAACAGGTCATAGTAGTCAAGTTGAGAGATACCATACATTTCGTATGTATCGAGTTCCTTACCCTTGACCGCAATCTTACGGTACTGAACTACACCCCAAGGCGATAGCTTTTTGACCATGTCATCACCCATGATACGAGCGATACGATTGACAAGATAAGGAATATCGAATAGACGAGTATTCCAACCCGTAACGATATC